CACTTAAAAAAGTATCAGTTACTCCACTTACATCTTCTTTTATTTCAGGAATATTATTTCTAAACCAATTTGCAAAATCATTTAAACGAGGTAATGCAGCATCCGAAATTGGAATTAATACGCTTGTTTGAATATTACGTTTAATTCCCTCAAATGCACTACCTACATCGTTATATTTTATTTTATTTATTTGTGCTAATGCATCATATGTGTTGCTTATCTCTCCATCAACATTTCCTAAACTTTCAATTACGTTTATACCTAAATCTTCAAATTGAGTACCAAATAATTCAACACCTATTTGGCTTTGTTTTAAAGGATCTTTCATATTTGATAAAGCTGTAATAACATCCTCAAAAGTATCTTTTGCGCTATCACCACCTTGAGCAAATTTAGCTGCTAAATCATCAGCATTAAATCCAAGCTGAGAGAATCCATCTGCTGTTGTTTTGCTTCCATCTATTGCTCTAATAGAGAATTCTTTAATTGCATCACCGACTTTATCTAAATTAAATGCACCTTCTGCTGATCCGGCCGAAAGAATATTAAACATATCTTCAGCATTTAATCCAAGTTTTTTGAATTGCACACTGTATTCATTGATAGAATCTAACATTTCTCCACTAAAATCTAATCCCCCTTGTTTTCCTTGTGCAATTAAATTAAATGCTTCATCACCATCTATTCCAAATTGTTTCATTAAAGTTGATGCTGATCTAACAGATTCTTTTACCTCATATCCAAAAGTGTCTTTTAATGCTATTGCATTTTCAGTTAGTCCTTTTAAATCATCACCAGTATATCCTGTCTGCTCTCCTACTGCTTTTAACGCTTCACCTATCTCTTCGAAATTCTCTCCAAAATTATCATTGTATATATCTAGCATGACATTCTTCATTCTATCCATGCCAGTTTCAGCAAGTCCGCTAGATGTCATAACTCCATTTAGAGATTTTTGAAGTTCATTTCCGAAAGTAACAGTTTCAACTATACCTTCTTTCATAAACTCCCATATATCCATACCAGCACCAAATCCAATTCCCCTGAGCATAGATTCTTTAACAGTATTAAAAGCTTCACTAACAGTTTTTTTCATTTTAACAGCCTGGTCTTCTGTATCCTTCATACCAGACTTAAATCCCTGAGTATTTTTAGCAACATTTTGAATAGTATCACTAAAATTATCTTTCAAATTTAATATGGTATTAATTACTTTTGATGACAAATTATCACCCCCATATTAATTTTTCTGTGGTTTAGTATTCATTAATTCATTTTTATAAATAACGTATTCCATTAAAAGCTCTTTTTGAGACTTAGGTAAACTCCATAAATATTCGAGGGAATGACCACATTCAAAGAAATAACCTAGCCAAAATAATGGTCCTATTTCTCCTTTGCCATTCCCTCTTATTAGTTTTTTAATTTTTCTTTAGTCTTTTTGCCATCACCAAAAGCTTCCTTTATCTTTTTAGCTATACCAGCTAAATTTTCAACTCCAAAAGCCTTAACTGGTGCATCTAAAGGATCTTTTATTCCCCATGCTTTATGCAGTTCTGGATTTTGTAAAAATGGGCAAGAAAAATAAATAAATTCTTTAGACGCATTAGCCAATAATTTATAATCTGTACCTATTATCTCTTCATTTTTATTCATTTTAATTGCATTTGCCTGTGCATCTAAATACTCTAAAATATTATCTTCTGTAGGTCTTATAAAGGTTATAGGTCCATATCCTTCTATCTCTATATCAGCTTCTTTCCTTATTCCTTCACTTTTCTCTAATCCCTTTTTAATAAAGTCCTCTAATGACATTTTGTTCATAATATTCCTCCAAAATTTTATTTTAAAATTGAAAAGATGCTTAATTAAAAGCATCTTAATATTAAATAGTTTCAATAGGATCGAAGTCTCCAAAGTTAAACGGAAACTCCTCTTCAATTATTTTTTTAGATTCAAATCCAGCAAGTAAGAATTCAGTTATTACTACCCCCTCTATACTTGCCTTTTCACTTTTTCCTGTTGCTTTATCAGTTAAGCTTGATATTAATTTTATATCTGGCATGACTCCACTTTTATATGCATCAGCACAAATCTTCCATATTGTACTATCAATTTTTTTTACTGTAAGCGTACCTTCTCCTGACCACCCATTATATCTACTATATGTTGCATTATCTCCGCAAAACTCAACCGTTTCAAAATTACCTTTTACTTTAGCTTCAATCTTGCTTAAATTAGCTAAAAGTTGTCCATTGAACCAAAGATTACCGCTGCTACCTGTCAAAACTTTATTTGCTAACGCTTGATTTCCCATAATTTATTCAGCCTCCTTATTACGCTAAATTTATTTCAAAGTCTAAATCAACCATGCTTTGTAGTATTTTTACATTTGCTTTACTAAATAAGCTTCTCTTAAATGTATTTTTTTTGACTTGAAGATCTGTCCAATCTTTAGCTTCAGCTGTTCCTGCTTCTATCCACGCTGCTCTTTGTGCTTCAACATTTATATCGCTTTTGTTTTCGTATTCCATATCAAGTACATCAATACTAGCCAAGTTCTTGAAATACCCATTAACAGCACTTATAAATAAAATTTGATTATCATATTTATTCTTATATCCACCGCCTAGATAATCTTCTTTAAATGTAGTTGAAATATCATCTTGCATAAGATCCATTGCTTCAACCACCTCTATCTCTTTCATATCTTCTGTAGCTGATTTCCCATTTGTAGTAGTTAAACTGTTAATTCCACGTGCAATTCTAACATCTGCACCATCATTAATTAGAATAAACTTACCAGCGCCTAGAGCCTCATTTCTATCCTCAGCCTCTGAAACCTTACTAAGATTTGTGCATTTAAAGTTATTGCATCCTTGTGTAATATTACATTTCGCTAAAATCCCAATAAGACTTGGACAATATTTTTCTCCTGTTTGTTCGCGCCTGCTATCACTAAAAGTTATCTTTGTATTAACAAAATTAACTACATGTTTTTCATCTGGTGAAGTTACATTGTATACTACCGCTTTATAAGTTTTTTTATTAGCTACTTGAGATTTTATCCAACTTGATAAAGTTGTAAAATCTTCTGTTTCACCATCTGCCATTGTTATCCATCCTGTTTTTACATTCTCGATAACAATCTTTAATGCATCAGAAATAGTTGCGGATCCACCAATCTTTACTACACAAGCCTTATATGGAGCAAATGTAAATATATCTTTTAAATATTGTAAATTATCTTCCGTATATAATTCTTTATCAGTGTTTATCTCAGTTATATCGGAATATTCTTTATAATTAAACATTGCGCTTGTATCATCTTTAACTATTAATATTGCATAACCTCTTTCACTTCTCTCAGGAAGCGAAGCTGCCTTTTGACTGAATGACACATCAATATTTGGCATTGTAACTGTCATATCATCACTCCTATTCTTCTAAATTTAAATTGAAGTTTAATTCTTCTATTGGTTCTAAGTTAGAATCATCATATATTTCCTCAAGAGAATATAAATCAAAAGTAACTTGTAATACTCCATCAGTTGTGCTGCATTCTATATCTTCAGCAATCGGCATATAAAATGTATCTGTGACTTTTACATCCTCTAGGAATACATTCTCTAATAAATCCTGCATTGCCAAATTATCTAGTTTAGGTTTATTCTTATCTTTTGCAAAAAAATAAACCCTCACCGGAAGGGTTCTTTCTTTTAATTGACTATTAAATTTTCCTGATTGTGTAGTATCAAATGTAACTTTTATAGACGGTCTTATAACATTTATATATGATCCATCTGTCTCTTTTTTTAATGCTTCTGTGGTATCTTCTGATACAATTTCAACATCAACAAACTCAGTATCTACTAATGCAGATTTTACTGTATTATTTATAGCCTTATTTATTTGTTTCAATGTAACCATATTACAGCCCCTTTATAAATACTTCATGTAACCATTCTTCAACATCTGAATAGAAACCACTTTCAAATGCTTTAGCAGCCTCTTCCATGAAATGAAATCCAGGGATAAATTTTTCTTCGCCAGTTTGCTTATTCGATTGTCCTTTAGCAACATTTTTATGTGGTTCCCACATAAAGCCATCATTAAGTAAATGAGCATGTGGACTATTATTAAAAGCTCTTGCAGACCACACACCTCTATATTTATAAGCCTTACCTGCCTTGAATCCTTTAAGTAAATTTCCTGTTTCTTGACCTATTCCTTTACTTTTAAAAACCGCTTTATTTTTTTTGTTAAGATTATTAGCTTCTTTTTTTATGAATTTTCTACTCTCTTTTGGCATAGTATTATTAACTTTTTCAGTTAATTTTTTCTCAAATTTAGTTAATTCACTGAAATCAAATCCATCATTACCCATATATCTATCCTCCTATGATTTCTTCACAGAATATTTCAAGAAACTGATGAGCAAAATAAGGATCTAATATATATTTAATATCAAATCTACGCCCTTGATGTATTAGCCACATGTCTTGGGTAATATCCTTACCCGCACTATATCTAACCTTAATTTTATGTGTTACATTGGATAACATTGTATTAGCTTGTTGCTTTTGCAATGAACCTGTTTGTGGTATTATTGATGCCCATATAGGCTTATCCTTAACTTTACCTGGTCTAAAATCTTTTTCCTCAAGTTCATTTTCAAATTCTACGTTTCCCCAAACTTCTATTCTTTTATTTAAAGCTTCTATACTCATAGCGTTTCCTCTGTTGTATGTTCATTAGATAGGGATAAGTGAGCCCTTATCATTTCATAAGAATCTCTATACCTTTCGGCTTCTTTATCATCTGTGCTAAATTCACATTTACAGAAAGTTTTAATAGCTCTAATTATTAAAGGATCAGTTTCAACTATCTTGCTTTCTAATATTCCACTTAACTTTAAATCTGCCTTAGCTGCATCAATGGAATCTTGTATTTCTTCATCTAGATCGTCATCATCTATTCTTAAAGCTAACTTAATTTTATCTAATATCATACACTCTCCCCCTTATAATTGATTTCTATCTTATAATTCTGAAATTTAAATACAAAAAACCAGCATATTATATACTGGTTCTTTTAATATTCTTATCCCTTAAGCTCCCTTCTTAATTAAAAGAACTCCATTTGCATCTCTTAACTTTCCATCACCAATTAAAGTAGCCTTATCTATCCATTCATCTGTATTTTCATCAAAGTATCTTTTCATTGTCATTTGTAAATTAGAGTTAAATATATACTCATTTAAATCTACGAATAAAGCGAAAACAGCATCTGCTTCAGCATTTTCATAGTTTGGCAAATAATCAGCTTCAACACATAACACATCATATCCTCCAAATCTTCTTACTGGTGATCCTGTTATTCCGTAGTTAGTTCTTGCTATAGGTTGTCCATTATTATCAACCATTCCATCAATATATCCTTCAAAAGTTGCTTTTGTCATAATCCAAATTCCATTACCTTCATATGCAAGTGGGATTTTAGCAAAGATGTTCTTTTTCCATTTATCCCACTTACCAATATCAGTTGATGAAATTGTTATTTGTTGAGCTTCAGGTATTTCTGTTGTATGTTCCAATATTCCTTTAGGCTCTCCAACTCCATCCCCCTTAATAACTGAGATCTCTATTGCTACAACTATTGCTTCTGCCATATCTGACGCTATAGTTGCTTCAAATACTGGTAATGATACTGTATCAGCTTCTAAACTTGTGGCTACTCTGCATTGTAGCTTATAGTAACTAAACTCAATGTATGTTTTTATTTCTTTCTTTTGCTTCTCTGATAAAGTGCCCTCTGATTTCCAAGTTGCTTTTGGCTTAACACTAGCAGTAGGAATTTTAACTCCACCTTTAAATGCAGTTTTTCTAATTCTACTATAAATTTGTCCATAAGATTTTAACTTCTGAACAACCTCATTCATTATAGTAGTCGGAATAACAGCTCCTATATCAGTAGTCATAGTTGTTGAATCTGCTCTTAATTCCTCCGATATAACTCCTGTTCTAGCATAATTCATAAATGCTTTTCTATATTCAAGAGTGGAATATTTATCTTCTCTTTCTTCAACCACTTCCTTTTTAACTCCTGGAATAAAAGTTTCTCTCTTCTCTCCAGCTTTACCTGCATTTATTTCTCCTGCCTCCTTAATTAATCTTTCCCTCGTTTCAATTTGATTTTGCATTTCATTTAATTCTCTTAATTCCTTTTCTATTGCTACTAAATCTGCTTTAGGATCTTCTAACATTGTTCTTAATTCTGCTTTTCTTGATGCTATTTCTTTTAATGTTTTCATTTATAAACACTTCCTTCTTTTATAATAAAGTTTCAATAACTAACTTTTTTCTTAGATTTTCTTTTTGATTTAAGCTTTCCTTAAATGTTTCTAAGCTCCTACAGCACATATCACTGCTGTCATATGCAGGGAATGTACATGGACTTACTTCAAATAAATCTGCTTCCACAATACTTCTCTTATATATTTCTTTGCCTTCATATTGAACCTTTGACCATACATCATCATTACATCTAAATCCAAAGGATGAACCATCAACATCTCCACGCTGTACACTTTCATATGCATCATTTCCATAAGTATTATTAGGCAAATCAATATCATAATTTAATCCACTCATATCTGAATTAAACCTTAGTGTCCCTACTGAGACACTTCCGAGTGGCTTTGAAGTATCATGATTCCATAATGCTTTTTGATTTCTATTTTGAAGTGATTTATCAAAAGCTCCTGAAGCTATTTCCTCAAGAAATTCATCTCCCCATCTATCTCTCATTAATGTTGGTGAATTATACTTTACTGCATAACCTCCAATAGTCTTTTTTTGCCCTTCTGAAACTGATCTAATTTCTATCTTTTCCGTCGTCAGTTGCCTTACTTCCTTCTCCTTCATCTACATCTTCACCTCCTCCCAAGTCATCACCAACTGTTGTTGTATCTAACCTTCTTAAAGGTTTATCTCCACCTTCAATTGGTCCAAGATTCATAACATCTCTCCATTCATTAGGAGTCATTGCACTCCTGTCCACCATTTGAACTAAATTAAGCTTCGTTGCCATGGATGCATATTGGAGACTGTTAGCTTCAAAGATTATATAATTGCCAAATCCTCTTTCTTTTTTACTAAATATACGCCTTGTAAACTCTCCACTTAGCTGCTTTGATAAAGGTTCTATTTCAGCTTCATAATAAGCATTCCATTCATCTTCTGTATATTTGCTTTGAATTATATTTTCATTGGTATTAAAAAAGCTATATATCCTCAATACTGCTCTATCCATTTGAGCTGCATTAGGTACATAGCTTTCATTCTTTATTTGCTCTAAATCATATCTTGGATCTGTTGCTGCTACACCTTTTCCTTTATTAATGCTTAAGAATGTGTCAACAAATTTACTTACTTCTATATCTCTATCTTCTGGCCTTAAAGTAGATTTAAATTTCATAATCCACTTAATAACCATAGAATTTTTTATAGCCTTTACCATTCCTTGATCAGTAGTATTTACTACTTCCATAAGATTCTTTAATGTCTCTTGTGGTGTATCGCCAAAAAAGTCACTTTCATTAAAATCTCTTCTTAAATGAATTATATCTGAATAAGGGACTGTCATTCTCTTACCTGTCATAAATGTATATCTTAAGAACAGATCTCCTTCTTTCCCTTCTATTAATTCCACAGACGTTGCTGGAATTGGATACAATTCAGTTGCATATCCAAGTTCATCACGCTTAATATAAATAAAAGCATTGTGGTTAAGCATCAACTGAGTTGTTACCTTTTCTAACATCATTTGCATGGTCATATATGGATTAGGTTCTTCAAGAATAAATCTAATATATGGCTGCGGATTAATTTTAAAGTTGCCATTAAAATCTAATATATGTTTAGGATTCAGTTTTCCTATGGCCTGTGCCTTTGGTCTTATTGCTGCTCTAACCAAATCACTTTTATATAAATTTCCATCCCAGGCATAAAACCCATTTCCTGAATCAGTAATCATTTCAAATCTAGTAGTAGGCTGTGGAGATCTTTTATTCCCAAAGATATTTTGAAATAGACACAAATATTTTCACCTCTCTTTTAAACCATATTTTCATATTCACTCATCTTATCCAACAGTACTACATATCCAATAATGAGCGAAACACCTCCATCAATACGCTATCTATTATCAGTACCTTTGATGGGCTGAACATGGTT